GCACGACCTGATTAACGTTCTAACCTCGGCGGCCGGCGCGCGAAAGCAGCCGTTGTTTTTGTACACCACCACCGAGGGTTACGAAAACCCTGGCCCGTGGCGAGAGCAGCGAGAATTTGCCAAGCGCGTGCTCGATGGAGCAGTAGAAGCCGATCATTTTCTGGCCTTTTACTTCGCAATCGACGACGACGACGACGATTTTGATGAGCGGTGCTGGCAAAAAGCCAACCCGTTGATGTCAGTAAACCCATTAATTCTGAAAACCCTGCAGAAAGAAGCCATTGAAGCCAAGGCAATGCCCGGCAAAATGGCAGAATTTCGGATTAAACGCCTCAACCGGCCCGCCTCCGGGGCTAATGCGTGGGTAAATTTGCACGATTGGCGAGCCTGTTCCGGCCCCGTTGACCTGAAAGCGATGGAGGGGCTGCCATGCTGGGCGGCTTTCGACCTGGCCAGCACCAGAGATACCACCGCATGGCGGATGGTCTGGCGCGATGGCGACCAGTTTTATACGTGGGGCCGGTACTGGGTTCCTGATGCCGCCATTCACCAGCGCACCGCGCGCGGCAGCGCAAACTATGCGGGCTGGTGTGAAACCGGATTAATCACGCGCACGGATGGAAACGTTACGGACTACTCAGTTGTTGAGCGTGACATAAAAGAGGATTTTGAGCGGTTCAACCCTTCGCAAGTTGGATTTGATTCGTGGAACAGCACTGATTTAGTTAACCGGCTAACCGACGCGGGCTTGCCGATGGTGCAATTTATCCAGGGCCCGAAGTCATTTAACCCGGCGATGCAAGCGCTAGAACGCAGCTACTTATCTCACCAATTATCCCACGGCGGTGACCCTGTTTTACAGTGGCACGCCGCGAACCTTATCCCGCGCTTAGATGCGAACAACAATCAAGCGCCCGACAAGAAACGGAGCGCCGACAAGATTGACGGGATGGTTGCACTGCTAATGGCTTTTGGTCTGGCTGCAGCCGACGAAGGCGACGGCGACATTATGCAATCAATTATTAACCCACTGAGGCTAGGCGCTTGAGCATATACAGCTGGATGCGCACAAACTGGCCTTTTGGCGGCCCGGCGCGCCGTGAAGGTCAGCAATACAGCGGCCCTGATTCGTATCAGCAAGCATCGGCCAAGCCGGTCACGTTCGATACTGCGATGCAGGTTTCTGCATTCTGGGCTTGCGTCCGGCTGATTTCTGAAACGGTTGCAGGCTTGCCGCTACAGGTTTACCGCCGCACTGAATCAGGCTGGGAAGTTGACCGTATGCACCCGCTCAGCGTGCTTTTTTCCGGAAAGGTTAACCGCTACCAGACCAAGCACGAATTTATCGAATGCCAAATGCTGGCGCTGGCAACGCAGGGTAACTGCTACGCTAAAATCCAGCGAGGAGCCGGTGGCGACATTGTTTCACTGCTGCCAATGCTGCCCGCTCAAACCGAAGTTAAATTGCTGGACGATGGATCGCTAACGTACCACCACTTCACGAATCGCGGCGTTGAAGTGCTGGCAGAAGCTAGCGTATGGCACATAAAGCTATTCGGTAACACGATTGTTGGATTATCCCCGCTAGCCCACGCTCGAAATATGCTGGGATTAGCTCAAGCGGCAGAGGGCCACGCCGCTGAAATGTACAAAGGCTCGCTAAAGCCAACCGGCGTGCTGAGTATGGACGCGATTCTAACGCCAAAGCAGCGCGCAGAGATTCGCGCCGACTACCAGGCTCTGAGAATAAGCGACGATACCAACGCCCCGCTAGTGCTCGAAGGCGGAATGAAGTTCCAGCAAGTCAGCCTGTCGCCTAGCGATATGCAAATGCTGGAGTCTCGCCAGTTTCAGACTCAGGAAATTTGCCGCTTTATGGGCGTTCCCTCGGTACTGGTTAACGACACCAGCGGGACAACCGCATGGGGCAGCGGCATTCAGCAGATCATCGAGGGCTGGTACAAGCTGGGATTGTCGCCATACCTTAACCGCACAGAGAGCAGCATTCACTGTCATTTGCTCTCGATTGATGAGCGAAGCGATCACAAGATTGATTTTGATATGGATGCGCTGTTGCGAGCCGATCAAAAAGCCCGTTACGACGCTTACCGCGAGGCTATTAATTCCGGCTGGATGATGCCGAACTATGCTCGCGAGAAGGAAGGAATGCCGAAGGTAGACGGCGGCGACCGATTGATCGTAAACGGCACTATGCAGCCGCTGGATAAAGTGGGCGAAAACCGGCCGATAGCGGCTGTTCAGCCCAAAGCATCAGTGGTTGAGTTCGTTATGCCGGAAGCTAACCCCGCGCCGATCAACGTTCAGCCTCCTATTGTTAACGTCACTGTCGCTGAGCCGAAAGGCAAAAAGGTTAAACACCTTGGCAACGGTGAATACGAAGTGACCTATGCAGCTAAGTGATCCCGTTCGCAAAGCCATGGGCAGCGCATTGCTTGAATTAATAAAGCTGTCCGAACTGAATTTATACGCCGACAACGGCGATGTGATTGTAACGCTACCGCTTGGCAGCTTTCGCCAAGTAAAAGCCGGTGTTGTTGAAACGCTGGCGACAGCTCAGGGCTACGCAATAACAGATGGCACGCCCGCTAGGTATGACGTGCGCCGCAACGGGAACTTAGTTATGCGAGGCGAGGCGTCTGATTTAGGGCTAACGGATAGTTTGCCCAGCGGCGCGCTGGTTAGCTTGAGCACATTTGTTTACGAGGTAGCCAATGGAGTCTAAATTACCGGTATCAGGCACTGGCAAGCATCTGCGCACGATAGAGCAGAGCACCGCCGCCGGAACTGTGCATACCGAAGCCGTAGCACTTGCCGACCCGGTCAATCCTCAGGAAGTCGCCCGCGTTGTTGATGGTGCGGTGGTGGTTACTCAGGCAGCACAGCCGCTGCAGTACGTTTCCACTACGCTGTCAGCTGGTCAGCTATCAGTGCCGGGGAAGTTGATGGCCTTTCGCGTGTTTGCTTCGCTAACTGACGGTAGTTTTCGCATAAACGGCGGCGACGCTATCACCGTTAGGGCCGGAACCGGCTTCGATAGACAGGTTCAGGGCCAATCGGACAACGCGACTATTGAGTGGGTGAGCGGAACACTCGACGTTTACGCTGAATATGGCTAACGGAATCACCACAATTCGGACGCTAGGCATTGTAAAACTGCCCGTTTCCGGCCCTGTTGAGCCGCCTGTTGATCCATCGGACGTGGTTAGCGTTGTAGAAACGGCTGCTTCTGATGCTGGCGGCGGGCTAGTTTTTGATTTGTCGCAGTTAGCGCTTACAGAAATCAGCGGCGTACTAGTTGAGCTAACGCCAGAAATTGAAAACCTTGAGGTTATCGTGCAGTCGGTCACGCCTCAAGAAGTAACTGCTTTGGTTAGGCCAGTGGCTGGCTTGGTGGGCGCTGCACTGCTCACGGCTACCGGATTGGTAGCGGGCGTAGTAGCCACGCTGACTGCTATTGGTCGCGCAGCATTATGATTGCGGCACTTCTGCTTAACAGGCCGCTAGTGCAGGAAGGCGGCGGATACACAGCACCGCCAACCATAAAGATCATTCAGGCCCGCTTTAAACCAGCGGGCTTTTTTATGGCCGCCATCGCCGTCGCTAAGCCGGCAGTGATTGCCGCTAGGTTTTTCGTGCCCGCTGGCAGTGCTTGGGCCGTTGCCGATTACGAAGATATTGCCGCTGAAATAGCGGCGCTGATTGACTGAGGTCAACAATGGAAACTAAGCAGCTCGCACTGAGCGACACCAAATTCAAAGCCGAAGGCGATGGCCGTTTTACCGGTTACGCCTCGGTATTCGGCGGGCTCGACTCTTACAACGATACGATCGTAAAGGGCGCGTACCTGGCCACCATTAAAAACCGCCAGCGGCCTATCCGCATGCGCTGGAACCACTACGGGCCAGTGATTGGCAAATGGGTCGGCATTGAAGAAGATGAAAAAGGCCTGCTGGTCACGGGTGAAATTACCCCCGGCCACAGCGTAGCGAATGACGTTTACGCCTCGATGAAACACGGAGCAGTTGATGGCATGTCGATTGGTTTCCGCGTCATTGATTCGGAGCAAAAAGACGATATTCGCCTGCTGAAACAAATTGAATTAGTAGAGATTAGCGTGGTTGAAGAACCCGCCGACCTGGGTGCAACGGTGAGCGACATTAAATCCGCCATCGAATCGGCCCACTCACTAGCAGAATGCGAAGCAATGCTGAGAGATTCAGCACGCTTCAGTCGGAAAGATGCGTGCGCGCTGGTCAGCCGCATCAAGTTCCTAGCTCGCGGTGATCGCGCAGCTGAAGAAGAGGCCGCAGCGCTTGCGGCAGCATTCCAGCGTCACGCCTAACACTAGGCAACGTCACCGACCAAGGCCCGCATTTGCGGGCTTTTTATTGGAGCAAAACAATGACCACCGAAGCAGTAAAAGCCGTTGAAAGCGGTTTGGAGAAAATCGAGGCAAAGCTCGACAAGTCTCTCGAAAAATTTCAGGGCCAGATTGATGAGTCCGGCAAGGCCTCTAATGATATTCGCGACGAAGTAAAAGCCGTCGCTGAGCAGCATGAAAAGATGAACGCTAAGCTCATCGACTTGCAGCAGAATATGACTAAAGGCTTTGACGAAGGCCGCGAATTGCCTAAGTCAATCGGTGCTCAGTTCACCGAGTCCGATGCGTTTAAGTCCTACGCAGCTGGAGGCACCCAAAAAGCCCGCGTTGAGGTCAAAAACACCATCATCGGTGAAACGGGCGGCAATCCGAGCGGCGTATTGACTCAAGCCGACCGGCTGGCCGGCATTGTGCCGGGCGCGTTCCGTGCTCTGCGTCTTATGGACGTGCTGCCGAGTGGCTCGACTGTTAGCAATAATATCGAGTACACCCGCGAATTGGCGTACACCAACGCGGCAGCAGAAACGTCAGAGGGCAATCAAAAGCCTGAAAGCACGCTGACGTTTGAGCTGGCCAACGCGCCGGTGCGCACCATCGCGCACATTATCAAAGTGTCTAAGCAGGCCCTCGAAGATGCGCCCGCGCTGCAGTCGTACATTGACCGCCGCATGACTCACGGCGTACGCAACCGCGTAGAACAGCAAGTGATTAACGGTGACGGCACCACGCCTAATTTGTCCGGCATTTTCACCGCCGGCAACCACGCAGCCTTTACGCCGACCGCTGGCGATACTGCTATCGACTCGCTTAACCGTGCTAAGTACGCGGTTATCGCGGCTGATTACAGTGCTGACGTGCTGCTAATGAACCCCGCAGACTGGGGCGCAATCGAACGGCTGAAGAAAGGCGACCTCGGTTATGTTGGCGGCGAAGGCGCTGGCATTACCTACCTGATGAACGGTATGCAGCCGGTTATTTGGGGTCTGCCGGTTGTTGCCAGCAACAACATTCCTGAGGGCCAATTTGCAGCGGTCAGCATGGAAGCGTTGCAAGTGATGAACCGCAGCGGCGTTGTTATTGAGATGTTCGAGCAGGATGCTGACAACGTTCAGAAAAACTTGCTCACCATCCGCGCTGAAGCTCGCCTGGCACTGCCAATTTACACTCCGGCCGCTATCCAAGTTGGCGCGTTAACCGCAGCGTAAATAAAAAGGGCCGCCCGTAACAAGGCGGCCCTTTTTATTGAGGTGAAAAAATGAAAGTCACAGCACTGAAAGACTTCCAAACCACAAGCTACGGCTATGTTAACCAGGGCCAAGAACTGATCGTTACCGATGAGCACGCGAAGCATTTTGAGAAGTACGGCCTCGCGTCGATAGTCAATAATCGCGAATACGACACAAAAGTGATTCGAGAGCGGCCAAAAACCCGGAAAAAAGGCAAAAAGTGATTGTTTCGCTAGAGCAGGCCAAGTTGCACTTGCGCCTCGACGAAGATGATCAGGACGAAATAATTTCGCTGTACATCCGCGCTGCTCAAGAACGAATTGAAGCGTATTTAAATCGCCGGGTTTTAGAGTTTGGCGACCTTGTTATTACTAACGAGATATTTGTCAACGCAGCTATACAGGCCGCCGCGTTGCTGTATATCGGCCATTTAGAGCGAAATCGCGAGAGCGTAGTCGTCGGAACCATAGCCAGTGTGTTGCCCAATGGTTTTGAGGCGCTGCTTATGCCTTACCGCTCCCTGATGGGCGTTTAGATGCGTATCGGGCCTATGCGGCACCGCGTAAGTATCCAGGCGGTGAACTACGAGCAAAACCCGGTCACGGGCGAAATGACTGAAACCTGGCAGGAAGTGAAAAAGGTTTATGCACGAGTCGAGCCGCTATCCGCACGGGAATTTATCGCCGCACAGCAGGCGAACAGCGAAGTTTCAGCGCGAATAACGATTAGATACCGCGATGACATTACCGCAGATATGCGGATTGTTCACCGGGGGGAAATATACGACGTTCAGGGGCAGTTACCCGACAATAATAGCGGTCTCGATTACCTGACAATCCTGGTTAAACAGGGCGCAAGCGACGGCGGAAATGTCTAGCGAATCTAGCATAACCGGGCTGGACGAGCTGCGGGCTAATATCCAGGGCGTTACCGACGACATGGAGCGCAAAGGCGGCCGGTTTGCGCTCAGGAAGGCCGCAAACGTTATCAGAGATCAGGCTAGAGCCAACGCCTTGAAAGTAGACGACCCGAAAACGCCTGAATCAATTGCCGCCAACATCGAAACACGGTGGAACGGAAAAGTATTCAAGCGAACCGGCGATATAGGGTTCCGCATTGGCGTGCTGAACAAAGGCAAGGGCGGCGACACGTTTTACTGGCGCTTTTTGGAGTTTGGCACCGAGCAAGCCAAGGCACAGCCTTTTCTACGGCCCGCCGCGACCAGCAAAGAGGGCGAGGCGATTGGCGAGTTTGTAGCTCAATACGGCAAAGCCTTGAGCCGCCATCTAGCGAAGGCTAAAAAGGCCAAATAATGTTCCCGAATATTTTTCAAGTAGCCGTTGCAGACGAATCTGTTACGGCGCTTTTGGGCGCGTTGCCGACTCGCTTTTATCACTCTGGAAAATCAGAGCAGGGCGGAGCGCTGCCTTACGCAACGTGGCAAGTAGTTGCCGGCTCGCCAGAAAACTACATCGACAGCGCGCCTGATATCGACATGTATTCGATACAGATTGACGTATGGGCTAACAGCCTACGCAGCGCCAGAAACGTCGCTGAGGCTCTCCGGGACGCATTCGAGGGCCGCGCACACATCACGTCATGGCGCGGCGAAAGTACCGACGAAACAACCAACCACCACAACTACAGTTTTGACATTGACTGGTTCGAGAAGCGAACCTAAACGGAGCAACAACGCATGGCTATTTTATCGCAAGGCACCAAAATCTATTTTATTGACCCGTCGGATGATTCGGTTGTTACCGTGAAGTGCGCAACAACCCTAACCCCTGGCGGCAACCCTTCGGATCAGATCGAAACCACTTGCCTTGAAGAGTTTTCTCGGTCGTATTTACCCGGCCTGCGCACACCCGGCCAGGCGACCATTGGCCTCAATGCAGACCCGTCTGTGCCATCCCATGTGCGCATGGGGGAACTGGCGGAACAAAACCCGCAAGAAGTGCTGAAATGGACGGTCGGGTGGTCTGACGGAACCGAAGCGCCGACCGTCGCCGACGGTGACTTTGTGCTGCCTGATACGCGTACATGGTTCAGCTTTCAGGGCTACATCAGCGATTTCCCGTTCGATTTTGCACAGAACACGGTCGTTACGACTTCAGTGACCGTTCAGCGCTCTGGTGCGTCTAGCTGGACTCAGAAGGCTGTCGTTTAATGTCACTTAGTGTCAAAAGCCTAACCGAGTCGGGCGCGTTTACCGGTGCGCCGGTAGAGCGTGAAATCAAGTGGATGCAGAAAGGCAAGGAGCATAAGGCCACTACCTTTGTACGGCCGCTTTCTTACAATTCTGCCGTATCTGATATTCGTTCAGCGTCCACCAACGGCGACCCCGTTGCCGGGCGAATCGCCGCTTGTATCGTCGATGAAAAAGGCGCGCCGGTGTTCACCGTCGACGACATTTTGCACGGCCCGAAAGACTCTGACGGCAATCACATGGGTGCGCTTGATGCGGGACTAACGATGGCGCTGCTGCAAGTTATATCCGAGGTAACTGGCCTGGGGGAGACCCCGGCGAGCTAAGCAATGAGGATGAGGTGTGGTGCGAGCTGGTCGCTAACGGAATTGGCGGCCGCACCATTGCCGAGGCCCAGTCTGTCATGTCATACCGGGAATTTTTGGTCTGGCTGGCGTACCGCAAGCGCCGAGGCACCCTCAACACCGGGTTACGGCTCGACGGCGGATTTGCTTTGCTCGCATCGCTCTACGCAAACGCGCATTCAAAAGATGGCGGGTTTACGCCAGCTAATTTCATGCCTTACGAAGATGAGCGGGAAGTTTCGCTCGATGAGGCCATGTCGGAATGGACATAAACCGCTGATAAATCAACACCGGAGCAAGCCGCATGGCTAGCCGATCACTTGGCACGTTGACCATTGACCTGATCGCCAAAACGGGCGGATTTGTACAGGGCATGTCGAAAGCTGAGCGCGAGTCGAAGCGCTGGCGAAACGAAGTGCAAAAAGACCTGAGCGCGGTTAGCCGGTCGCTAAAAATTGCAGGCACCGCCGCCGTAGTGGGGTTGGGCGCGATGATTACCCAGACCGTGAAAACGGCGAAGGAAGTCAGCAATCTGGCCACGGTGGCCGGCACCACGCCGCAGGCGCTGCAGCGGTTTGCCTTTGCTGCTGAGCGGCTAGGCTTGCCGATAGATAAAGTCGCCGACATTCTCAAGGATGTAAACGACAAGGTCGGCGACTTTCTGCAAACCGGCGGGGGCCCGCTAAAGGATTTTTTCGAGAACATAGCGCCCGCTGTTGGCGTTACCGCAGAGCAGTTTAAGGGGCTGGCCGGCGATGAAGCGCTGGGGCTCTACGTTTCCAGCCTCGAAAAAGCCAACCTTTCGCAAAGCGAAATGACTTTCTTTATGGAAGCCATTGCCAACGATGCCACGCTGCTAACTCCGCTGTTTAAGGATAACAGCAGAGAATTGAAACGGCTAAGCGACCAAGCAGACGAATTCGGCGTAGTGTTATCCGACATAGAGCTAACCCAGCTCAAAGCGGTAGGCGAAAACGTTGCTGAATTAAAGGGCGCGTTTACCGGGCTGACTCGCGAGGTTTCGCTCGTAGCCATACCGGCCGTTGAAGATTTAACCAATTTTCTTGCCGATCCTGCGACGCTTGAAGCCGCAAAAACGCTGGCTAACGGAATCGTTAAGGCATTCACGGCAGCGGGTGAGGCTTTAAAAACAACGGTCGGGCTCGCCAAATTTTTAGGCCAGGAGCTTGCCGCCGCAGTAGGCGGAATTGCCGGAGACGACATTATTCGTCTGGAAGCGAAGGCCGAAAAGCTGCGAGACCTGATCGAAAAGCCGTTTAACTTACGCTCAGGCGCTCAGGAAAAAGAGCTTGCTGAAATTGAAAGTCAAATTTCGGCCTACTATAAAAATCAAGAAGAACTGGCGCGCCAGCAAGCGCGCAAGCTCAAAGAAATAACCACCGATTCGGCCGGCGAAGAATCGGCAGAACGGATAAAAGCGGCTCGGCAAACCGCTGAGATTGTCTCGAAAATTGAGACCGAAGCCGACCGCAAGAAAATGAAGGCGGCGCAAGCTTCTGCCGACGCGGCCAAGGCGGCC